CGACGCGGTTGACGTCGCGGTTCGCGGCGCGGTTGGCGGCGCGGTTGACGGCGCGGTTCGCGGCGCGGTTGGCGGCGCGGTTCGCGTCGCGGTTCGCGGCGCGGTTGACGGCGCGGTTCGCGGCGCGGTTGGCGACGCGGTTGGCGGCGCGGTTGGCGACGCGGTTGGCGGCGCGGTTGGCGACGCGGTTGACGTCGCGGTTCGCGGCGCGGTTGGCGGCGCGGTTGACGGCGCGGTTCGCGGCGCGGTTGGCGGCGCGGTTGGCGACGCGGTTGACGGCGCGGTTGGCGACGCGGTTGACGGCGCGGTTCGCGTCGCGGTTGGCGGCGCGGTTGGCGACGCGGTTGGCGGCGCGGTTGGCGACGCGGTTGACGTCGCGGTTCGCGGCGCGGTTGGCGGCGCGGTTGGCGGCGCGGTTGGCGGCGCGGTTGGCGACGCGGTTGACGGCGCGGTTCGCGTCGCGGTTGGCGACGCGGTTGACGGCGCGGTTGGCGACGCGGTTGGCGGCGCGGTTGGCGACGCGGTTGACGTCGCGGTTCGCGGCGCGGTTGACGGCGCGGTTGGCGACGCGGTTGACGGCGCGGTTCGCGTCGCGGTTGGCGACGCGGTTGACGGCGCGGTTGGCGACGCGGTTGGCGGCGCGGTTGGCGACGCGGTTGACGGCGCGGTTGGCGACGCGGTTGGCGGCGCGGTTGGCGACGCGGTTGACGTCGCGGTTCGCGGCGCGGTTGGCGGCGCGGTTGACGGCGCGGTTCGCGGCGCGGTTGGCGGCGCGGTTCGCGTCGCGGTTCGCGGCGCGGTTGACGGCGCGGTTGGCGACGCGGTTGGCGACGCGGTTGGCGGCGCGGTTGGCGGCGCACAAGCGAATGAGATCCATGCAGCCGTCATGGAAGTAATCCGCCGCGGCTGGAGCAACTACATCGGCGGCCAGTTCTGGGTGAGCGGGTGGTACTGGGGCGGTGCCTTCACCTCGTTCTTTCGCGAAGTCTGCAACCTGGAGTTGCCAAACGATCTTTGGTCGCGCGGCATCTCCTACGAACAGACGATGCAATCGGCCTGCTGGTGGTATCCGCATCGTGACTTCGTGATGGTGTGCGAGCGGCCGACCGTCATCCATCGCGAGCTCGTCAACCCCGAGCGTCCGCGCGGCTGGGGCTCGCATCGCTTGCACTGCGCCGATGGTCCTGCGGTTGCGTGGCCGGACGGCTGGGGCGTCTACGCGATCCACGGCGTGCGCGTGCCCGGCTGGATCATCGAGCAGCCGGAGCGGATTACCGTGGCGCTCATCGACTCGGAGCGCAATGCGGAAGTGCGCCGCGTGATGATCGCGCGCTATGGGCATGCACGCTACCTGCACGACGCCGGCGCAACGCTGGTGCACGAGGACAATCGCGGCAAGCTGTGGCGCAAGGAGCGGCCCGACGACAGCGATCTCTTGATGGTCGAGGTGCGCAACTCCACGCCCGAGCCGGACGGCTCGATCAAGGATTATTTCCTGCGCGTGCCGCCGGAGGTGAAGACCGCTAGCGAAGCCGTTGCCTGGACGTTCGGGCTGACGGCGAAGACGTACCAACCAGTGGCCGAGACTTAGGAGGCCACATGCTCACACTCGACAAACGCGATTGCACGCTTGGTGGCGACAGCTCGGCCAAGGTGAAGGAAAAAGACGGCGTGGAGATTCGCACGCTGACCTTCGAGGTGAAGGAAGTGATGCTCGATGAGCGCGAACTGAACGCGTTCATCCGCGAGCCGCACGCCTGGCGCTCGCTGTACAACGACGGTCCTGACGGCGCGGTGCCGTTCCTGAAGTGCTTCAAGGCGCTCGAGCTCGACGGATCCATCGAGAGCGCTTACGTCGCGCTCACCTACGGCCTCGATGCGAACGAGATGGCATTCGCGGATTGCAAGCTCAGCAAGATCAAGCTCGCGCTGTGCGACGGAGGCAAGACCGCGTTGTCGTGCAAGGTCACGACGGCGCCGACGCTGGACGAGACGCTCGCGGAGCTCTTCGAGCAATTCGGCAACGCCGCGGAAGTGGAGATCCGCGCTGAGCCGCCCGGTGCGCAGCAGTATCTGCCGCTGAACAAGCATGGTGACGGCGAGCAACCAGCGACGCCGAAACGAGGCCGCGGCCGACCTCGCAAGAACGGCGAACGCCGGGCGCACTAAGCCATGCAGATCAGCGACGCCACCATGGTGCTCGATGCGCTGGAAGCCTACTTCCGGCGCCGCGAGCGCACGCCTCACGGCTGCGCCAAGGTTGCGTATTCATCGATCGAGGCGAAGCGTGCGCTTGCCCAAGTGCGACGCAAGCGCAATGCCCGCGGTGGCCTGCGCGGCGCGGAGCGGTACACGTACAAGTGCTGGGCGTGCGGAAAATGGCATCTGGCGAGCGGATCGCGATGACGATGCCACGTCACGCTGCGCGTCGCGATGCCGTCGAGCCCGCAGTGATCAGCTTCGCCGTCAAGCTCGGCTGGCGATTCTGGAAGCTGGATACGCCGTGCGACTGGTTGGGCCTGCGTCGCGGCCAGTGGTTTGCGATCGAGGTGAAGGATCCGGCGAAGGAAGGTCACGCGGACGAGTTCACGCACGACCAGCGCAAGTTCCTGGCCGAGGTTGCCGCGTGCGGCGGGCGCGTGCTGGTGTGGCGATCGAAGGACGATGTGATGCGCGACTCTGGCGCGAGGGCATCGGCGTGAACTGGCTGCGCGCACTGCACGCCTGGTGGCGGCGCACGTACGGCGATGAGCTGCGCCGGCAGCGGCACGTGGTCGAAGAGGATTGCAGGCGTCTCGGAGGGAAAGTTACGTGGATGGATTAACGGAGCTTTGGCGTCCGACAGTGGGGTACGAGCGGTTATACGAAGTCTCTGATCTGGGGCGAGTTCGCACGACCGCTGGCGTTTTGAAGAAACTGACCGGCAACAAGCGCGATGGCTATTTGAGGGTTTCTCTGTGGAAGGAGAACCGAGGCCAGACCGTGCTAGTTCACCGATTAGTGCTCTTCGCATTCCGTGGGCCGTGTCCGCGGGGCATGGAGGCAAGGCACCTGAACGGCGTTCGCACCGATCCAAGGCTCGCTAATTTGGAATGGGGCACGCCCACTGAAAACGCCGCTGACCGCATCATGCATGGAACACAATCGCGTGGCGAAAAAAACGGCGCGCATCTGTCCGAACAACAGGTCACAGAAATCAGACTGACGCCAATGCCGGATCGTCATTGGGCTGAGAAGTTCGGCGTGAGCTGGCACGTGATAAAGCAGGCGAGAAATGGGCAACGCTGGGCGCATATCAGTGTTGCGCCGATCACGTTGCTACCGAAGAAGGGCCCAATGAAGCCGAAACTGACGGCCGAAAGCGTAAGGCTTATCCGGCAATCTCAGTTGACCGATGCGCAGCTTGGTCTGCTGCTGAACGTAGATCGCATGACGGTCAAATCAGCGAGGATCGGCCGCACTTGGGCTCACGTAAAGTAACTTGGAACGATTGAGGAGACGACGATGACCGAACGAACGATGAAGCGAGTCTTGACGGGCGCAGTGCTGTTTTTCATTGCGTGCGTGGCGCTGTCATTCACGCAGGCGCACGCGCAGAGCGTGCCCGGCAAGGCCGATCTGTCCTGGCCGGCGGTGACCAAGGGCTGCACCGTCGGCATCACGCCTTGCGATGAGGTGCCGCTGGACGCCGCCTCGGCCATCACCGGCTACGAGATCTACGCGAGCACCGCACCGATCCCGGACGACTCCGTCGCGGCGCCCGTGGCCACGGTGACCGGATCGACGGTGACGTTCCCGTACTCGACCACGGTGACCAACGGGCAGACGCTGTACTTCCGAATCCGAGCCGTGAACGCCGCCGGTAAGAGCGGCTTCAGTGTCCAGGCCTCGAAGCTGATCGTCGTGCCGGTGCTGCCCGGTGTGCCGACGTCGGTGACGATCACGCTGACGATCGGGTGATGAACCAGGTCGAGCGCATTCGCTGGCGAATGCGCATGTCAAAGTGACATGAAGTGAAAATGCCATTTGAAAAACAAAATAAACTCGCCGGCAGTCGCAAGGGCAAGCCCAATCGCGCGACTGCGGACGTACGCAAGGCGATTGCGCTCATCGCCGAACGCAACGTGCAGAAGTTGGAGGAATGGATATCGCGTGTTGCTGTGGATGATCCGGATAAAGCGGCGGACATCTTCTTGCGCATGATCGAGTACTACATTCCAAAATTGCAGAGATCCGAACTCACTGGCGAAAATGGCGGCCCAGTCAAGATCGAAAAAATCGAACGCACGATCGTCGAGAACACTAAAGCTCCCGACGGCTAAGGCGTTTCAGCCACTGCTTGCGCCCGCTCGCTACAAGGGCGCGTTCGGCGGACGCGGCTCGGGCAAATCGACCTTCTTCGCCGATCTCATGATTGAGGATTGCCTCGCCGAGCCTGGCAATAGCGGCGGCGAAGGCATGCGCGCCGTGTGCATTCGCGAGATACAGAAGGATCTGGCGCAATCATCCAAGTTGCTGGTGGAAACAAAGCTGCGCCAGCATGGGATCACCGAGGCTGACGGTTTCAAGGTCTATCGCGACTCCATCGTCACGCCTGGCGACGGCCTCATCATCTTCAAGGGCATGAATGACTACACCGCCGACTCCATCAAGTCGTTGGAGGGATTCAAGCGCGCGTGGTGGGAGGAGGCGCAAACCGCGACGCTGCATTCGCTGAACCTGCTGCGCCCAACGCTGCGCGCGGAAGGCGCAGAGCGCTGGTTCTCGTGGAATCCGCGGCGCAAAGCAGATCCCATCGAGGGGCTCTTGCGCGGCACACAGACGCCAACGGGCTGCGCCGTCGTGCGCGCCAACTGGCGCGACAACCCCTGGTTCACGCGCGAGCTGGAGCAGGAACGGCAAGATTTCATGCGCACGCAGCCCGAGCAGTATCCGCACATCTGGGAAGGCGAGTACGTGACGCTGCTGGACGGGGCGTACTACGCCAAGAGCCTGAACGAGGCCCGACAGGCCGGGCGCATCGGCCGCGTATCTGCCGATCCGTTGATGACGTTCCGACTGTTCTTCGACATCGGCGGCACCGGCGCCCGGGCGGACGCGGTGTCGATCTGGGCGGCGCAGTTCGTGGGGCGCGAGATTCGCATGCTCGATTACTACGAGGCGGTGGGCCAGCCGTTGGCCACGCACCTGCATTGGATGCGCGAGCGCGAGTATTTGCCAAAGCACGCGCAAGTGTGGCTACCGCACGATGGCGACTCCAACGACAAGGTTTATGACGTGTCGTATGCCTCTGCGCTGCGAGCTGCAGGCTATGACGTGACGGTCGTTCCAAACCAGGGAAAGGGCGCAGCGTCGCAGCGCATCGAGGCTGCGCGTCGGCATTTCCCGTCGATCTGGTTCAATGAGGCGACGACCACGGGTGGATTGGAGGCGCTGGGCTGGTATCACGAGAAGAAAGATCCGACGCGACTGATCGGGCTCGGGCCGGACCATGATTTTTCCTCGCATGCAGCGGATTCATTCGGCCTGATGTGCGTCGTCGCCGAGCAGATCTTCGCCGAGACGGGACGCGCGCCGGTTGAACTGAATTTCGGTTCGCAGTTCGAGAATCGCTCGGGCGGCTCGGTGGGGCTCGTATGGTGAGGCTCGATGTTCTCATCATGGTATCGCAGACGACGCCGCGTGGATTCGTCAACGAGGCTCGGCGTTCGGCGCGCATCGCTGCCGATTTGTGCCCCTATCCGGTCAACATCATTGAGACGCCTGGCGTGCCCGGTCACATCGGCAAAGCGATGCTCGGTGGCCTTGCGAAATCCACGGCAGGCTACATAGCCTTTGTCGATGACGATGACTTTGTGCTCCCGAACGCATTTGCATGTCTGGAGCGGCACTTTGCACTGGCGCCTGCAGCCATCTGTGCGCGCGAAATCAAGTTGCTCGCCAACGGGCGAGTGATACCGACGAACCGTCGTCATCACCTGACGGCATTCCACGCCGAGGTGGCACGCGAGCTGCCCCTTGAACTGCCGACCGGATCGATGCTCAAGGGCGTCGTGCGCGCGGCTGAACTTGGCACGGTCATCGACGAATTGTCGTGGGTCTACGTGTACAGGATCTGGCGCAGCGCCGGATTGCGTTTGAGGGCGATACATGGCAGCTAGCGCAATCAATCCCCTCCTATGGGAGGATGATCTGGGTGCCACGCCGCCAGTACAGTACGAGGCGCTGGATGCCGATGGGCGTTGCTGGTGGTCGGACGAGCAAGACAATCTACAGCTGATTACATACATCGGCGCCGAGGCTCTGCCGGCAACGCTCGAATTCAGCACCGAAATCGTCGTTGCCCCGATCAGTCAGGGCATTCAGCTTTATTACGAGCTCGACGGCGTACCGGGCTCGTTTAATCTTGGCTCATCCACCGGGACATTTGCGCAAGAGCTCGACACCAACGGCGCCACGCAGTTTGCATGGGGCATCAGCAGCACCGGCGGCACTGAGACGCTGTACGGTGCAACTGTCGCTGTGCTCGGGCCGGCCCTCCCGCAGCCCCCGCCAGCATGCGATGAGATGGGTCGCGCCACTCGCGCCTATGTATCGGCCTACGACCGTGCGCGCGTGCACCAGTCGCGCCTGTATCGCTTCGAGCGACGCTGCATGGTCGCGAACTTCAACGGCGCGATCCCGCCGGCACGCACGATCACGTCGGCGACCTGGCGCACCGATGCGCCGGAGATCGGCCTGATCTCTAACCCGCAGATCAGCCCCAATGGCCGCGAGACCATGGTGATGTTCGCCGCTCAGCTCGGCGGCTGGGCCAACCTGCGCGTGGATGCGACGCTCGACAACGGCGAGATCTACGCGCAGGCGTTACGCGTAAACGTGCGCGAGGCGTCGGGCTTCTTTGACGATCCGCCGATTACGACAGGTCCGTTCAGTGTGACGGTGACTGCATAGCTATGGCCAAGCGCGACGACACCGACACCAAGATCCCGACGCCGAGCGACAAGGACTTCGTGCGCGAGGCGATCGAGCGCTTCGAGGAGGCTGACACGCACGCCTCGGAGCAGCGCAAGAAGGCGGTAGAGGACTACAAGTTCGCGCTTGTCCCAGGACATCAGTGGGATCAGCACCTGACCGCCAAGCGTCGGCGCCGGCCGTGCTACGAGTTCAATCGGCAGCGCCAGATGATTCGCCGCGTGACCGGGCAGCAGCTGCAGAACCGCCCGCAGATCAACGTGCGCCCCGCCGAGGATGGCGATGTCGACACGGCAGAGATCTACAACGGCATCATCCGCGCCATCCAGAACAGTTCGGACTCCAAAGCCAAGATCGCCTACGACAGCGGTTTCACCTGGGCCTGCGCGGGAGGGGTGGGGGCGTGGCAAGTCACCACCGCCTACGCGAACGATGAGGTGGAGGAGGGTCAAAGCTACGGGGCCGACGCAGCGGCGAGACAGCTCAAGCCCAACTCGTTCGACAAGGTGCTCAGGATCGATCCGATCGAAGATCCGTTCACCGTGACCTTCGACCCGGCGGCACGCGATTTTCACCGCATCGATGCGCGCTACTGCTTTGTGTCCGAGCTGATTTCGCGCTCCGAATTCAAGCGCCTGTACCCAGGCAAGCAACTGGTCGATTTCACCGCCACCGGCTCCACCGCGCTCGACAAAGACTGGTGGTACGAGGACACGGTGCGCATCGCGAAGTATTGGTACAAGGAAGTCGAGAAGCGCGTTATCTACCTGCTCAACGACGGCACGGTTGTCGACGCGACGGACTTCGATCCCATCGCGGATGAGGCGGCTGCGGAAGGCATCACGATCGCCGACACGCGCGAGATTGATCGGCAGATCGTCAAGTGCTGCCTGATCTCAGGGCGCGACAAGCTCACCAAGCCGGTGGAGTGGCCCGGCAAGTACTTCCCCGTGGTGCTCAACTGGGGCGAGCTGCTCACGGTCGACGGCAAGCAGTACTACAGCGGCATGACGCGCTTCGGCCGCGATGCGCAGATGATCCACAACTTCGAGTTGTCGACGCTGATCGAAATCGTGGCGAAGATGCCGAATTCGCCGCTCACGGCCACGCCGAAGATGATCGAGGGCCTGAAGTCGTACTACGAGCGGCTTGGTTACGACGATCCGCCAGTACTGTTGTACAACGTCGACCCTTCCTCGCCAGCCGCTCGGCCGACGCGCGAGCCAGCGGCGCAGTTCCCGGCCGCGTTCGCGAACGTCTCGGCGCTCGCGGTGGATGAGATCAAGGCGACCATGGGCATCTACGATGCATCACTTGGCGCGCAAAGCAACGAGACCTCCGGCCGCGCCATTCTCGCGCGCAAGCAAGAGGGAGATATCTCCAACTACGTGTACGTCGACAATCACCTCAAAGCGCTGGAGTTCACCGGCGCCATCCTGGTCGACCTGATTCCGAAGGTGTACGACGCGACGCGCACCCTGCGCATCCTCGGGGAGGATGGCAAGGCGAAATTCGTCAAGGTCAATCGCCCGATCCGCGACATGCAGACCGGCGAGGTGAAGATCATCAACGACCTTTCGCGCGGCAAGTACGACGTCGTCGTTTCCACCGGCAAGAGCTTCGAGACGCAGCGCATGGAAGTCGCGGAGGCTGCGGAAGCAATGGCGCGCACGCCCGGACCGTTTGGCATGCTGGCGCAGTACTTGTTGTTTCGCAATTTGGACGTCCCAGGCATGGATGAATTCCTGGCAGCTTGTCGCAAGGTGTTGGTCAAAGAGGGGCTGTTGGAACCAGGTGAGAAAGATCCGCCGCAACCACCCCCGCAGCCTGATCCCAAGATCGTCGCTGACGTAGAACTGAAGGGCGCTCAGGCACGAAAGACCGACGCACAGACGCAGCAGATCGTTGCACTGACGCCGGCCCAGGTTGAGAAGACGCGCGCGCAGACAGCCGAATCGATTGAGCGCATCGCCGAGGGATTGCCGACGGTGCCGATCGGGCCGTCGATCTTCGGGCCGGCTCCTGGAACGCCTGCGCCTGGAGCGCCATCGCAATGAGTGAACAAGAAAGATGGCTTCCCGTCGTTGACTTCGAAGGCATTTACGAGGTCAGCGACCTTGGGCGTGTGCGATCGTTGGATCGTATGCGCGCTGACGGCCGTGCAGTAATCAAAGGGCGTGTTCTGAAACAGGGGAAAGACAAACGTGACTATGTAATTGTTGATCTGTCACGTGGCACGTCGCTAACTCGTCGGGTTCATCATCTCGTGCTCAAAGCGTTTGTCGGACCTCGTCCTGAAGGAATGCATGGCTGCCACAATGATGGCGACAAAGGCAATAACATCCGGGAAAATCTGCGCTGGGATACTAGAACTAACAATGAAGCAGATAAGGTCAGGCATGGAACAAGCTTGCGCGGGGAACGCAACCACAGTGCTAAGTTCAACGATACCGACATTGAGCGCATCTTTGATCTGCGGCGAAGCGGATGTACGCAGCGGCAGATAGCGGACTGGCTTGGAGGAAGCCGGCGGCATATCAGCCAAATCCTTAGCGGGAAGACCTGGACGCATTTAGGACATAAACCGCTTGACGGTAAAAAGCTCGGACGACCGTCAAAAAAACTTGACATCACAAGAGAGGCGGCATGAATATCGAAGCCAACGTGGAGTCCGCCACGGAGACTCAGGCCAACGCGCCAGCCCCCAAGGCTGATGACAAGCCAGAGATGAAATCCCGGGACACGGGTTTTATAAACACCCTGAAAGAAAAAGCGGCCACGGCGCCGCCACCGAAGCCCCCAAAAGCTGACGTAAAGCCGGACTCCAACGCTACTTCTGCGGGCAAAGAAGACGACGCTGATTCCTCAGCGGACCATCCAGACGAGAAAACCATTCCTCCTTGGATGAAGAAACGCCTGGTAAGGGCGGAGGAAAAAGGCCGTAGAGCTGGCCGCACCGAGACCCTCGAAGAAGTACGCAGCGTGCGTACGGCGCCCGCTGAGCCTGCGAAAACAGATCAGCCCAAAGCGCCGGCCGTAGCTGCGCAGCCGAAGTCGCTGGCCGACTTCGATTACGACATCGAGCGTTACAACGCGCACATGATCCGAGAGGGCGTCCAACAAGCCCTCAAGGATCGTGACGCGGAGAACGATCGGCAGCGGCAAGCGAAAACGGCCGAGGAAGCTCGCACCGCGTTCGAGAAGCGCAAAAGCGAATTCGAGAAGCGAGCCGGCGAAGGCGCGTGGGATGAGATGGTGTCCGCCAAGGTGGACGTGCCGCAGGAGGTCATCGACCTGCTCACGGGGCACGAGAAGGATCTCGACATCGCTCATTACCTGGTGCACCACCCCGGCGAACTCGACAAGCTGCGCGGCAAATCCAAGCTGGAAATGGCCCGTGGACTCGCGACGATCGAGACGCGCCTGACCGGCTCAACGCAAGAAGAGCTTCCTCCCAAAGTGACGAAAACACCCGCACCGCCTCCGAGCATCAACGGCTCCGGCAAGTCCTCGAAAAGTATCGACGACATGTCGACGGCCGAACGCATTGCTCATTGGCGGTCACAGAAAGCCGCACGCCGCTAGCGCCCTCTCAGGGCCGCGGCTCTGAGAGAGGAACATGCCAAACGCACTGCTTACAACCGACAAGATCGCCGATCGCGCACTGATGCGCTTTTCTGAAAACGCGACGTTCCTGAAGGGGATCAATCGCGACTACGACGACTCCTTTGCGCAGAAGGAAGCCAAGATCGGCGACACCTTGCGCGTGCCAATCCCACAGCACGGCAAGTACCGCAAAGGCCGCGTTGCGGATATCACGCCGCTGCAGACGATCGTCAGGCCAGTGACCGTGTTCGGTCAGCGTGGCTTCGACATTCAGTACTCGTCTGCAGAGATGGCCCTCGACATCGAGGAATTCGATCGGCGCTATCTGTCGCAGCAGGTCGCCGACTTCGTGATCAATCTGGAAGCCGAAGTTCTGGCCATGGCAGTGGCCGCAACACCGAACCAGACCGGACCCATCACCGACCCCTTCGACGCCACGAATACGATCTTTTATTCGAACATGGCGAAGAAGCTGATCGAGGACAACGGCGGCTTCAAGGGCACGAAAAAGATGCTGCTGAACTCGACCGCTGAAGTTCAGACACTGAATGCACGTAGTGGACTGTTCAACTCGCAGAAGCAGATCAGCGTGCAGTACGAAGAGGGCGAGATGGGACGCGCCCAGGGCTTCGACTGGAACACCTCTACGGTGTTGCCGGTACAGCTGCGCGGCACGGGAGACGGCGATTACGATACGAACGGCGTGGCCCAAGTCGGCTCGTCGATCGGTATTGATAGCGGCCTGGGAACGATCCTCAAAGGCGAGATCGTCACGTTCGCCGGCGTGAATGCGGTCCATCCACAGACCAAGCAGAACCTAGGCTATCTGCGGCAGTTCGTCGTGACTGAGGACTTCGCTGGTGGCACAGGGAATCTGCAAGTCTATCCCGCCGTCGTTGCGACCGGCACAGAGCAGAACGTGAGTAACGCTGTCGCTGATGGTCAGGCTGTCGTGATCGCAGGTGCCGCTAGCACGCCCTATCCGATTTCACTTGCGTACACGCGCGATGCCTACACCTTCGGCACGGTCGATTTGCCTGAGTACCCGGACCGACCGTGTTCGCGGCGCGTGTTCGAGTCGATCTCGATGCGCACCGCAACCGGCTCCGACATGGTCAACGACGTGATCATGATGCGCTTTGACATCATGGCTGCGTTCGGGGCGTTGCGACCGGAGTGGGCGGCGCGTCTTGGCGATGACGGCTCACTCGACGCGCCGGGGGAGTAAATACATATCACTCCCATCACACCATAGCGCGCAACAACTTTTTTCCGGAGATACATCATGCCTCTTGCTCCATTGATCGATATCGCAGATCGCCACTCGACTAAGTTGGCGATCGGGCCCGTCGGCACACAGCCGTCGGTGATTGCGTCCTACACCGCAGGGGAGGTGCTGGGTGTGGGCTTGGTCGTCAAGTTCGGTGCTACCGATAACGTCGTGGTCCAGGCCGACGCGGAGACGGACTTGCTCATCGGCATCTACGCAGGCGACCGTGCGGCGGTTGCAGGTGAGGCGGTACCGGTGGTGCTGCTCGGTCTCACGACCGGCATAGCCGGCGACACGGTGACGCGCGGTCAACTGCTGACTGCAGAGACCACGACGGCGCGTCTGGTGCCGGCGGGCGCCGATGAGAGCGTCATCGCGGTGGCACTTGCGAGCGCCGTCGATGGCGGCGTAGTCCCCGTGCTTGTAGTGCCGAGCCTCAACGCGACGCCTGCGTAAGCCATGACGACGGTCGAGAAGATCGTCTCGCGCGCGCTGCGGCTCATCGGGGTACACGACCCAGGTGAGCCGCTGGAGGCGTCCGATGTCATCACCGGCATCGAGGCGCTCAATGCGATGATCCGCCGCTGGGAGGCGAATGGGCAGTCGCTGGGCTGGAGCGATGTCGCCAACCCCTCGCAGGAGATGCCCTCGCCGCCGGAGCTCGATGCGTGCATTGCGTTCAACTTGGCGCTCGAGGTCGCTCCGGAATACGACGTGATGCCGTCCGTCATGGTCGGCACGCGCGCCGGCGAGTTGCTCGCGGATCTGCGCAGGGACAACGAGGTGGCCACGCCGATCGAGCCGATTCTGGATGTCCCCATGTCTTCGACCGGCGGCGCGCGCCGCCTGGGCTGGCCGTCCGACTGGTACAGCTGATGACGCAGCGCCTGGAACCCCTGCAGATCGTCGATGGCGCCTATCTGGACGATACCCGTCCCTACGACTCGCAGGACTGCGTCAACTACATCCCCGAGGCAGCGGAGAACGCCAACGCGCGCTCGCCTGCGATTCTGCGCGGTGCTCCAGGCCTGCGGCTGCTCGGCATCGTGGGCGCCGGGCCGATCCGCGGAGCGCGCAATGTCGAGGGGCAGCTATTTGTCGTGTCGGGCACGCGGCTGTATCGCGTATCGACCACAGGCACAGGCACGCTGCTGGGGACGATTCCAGGCTCAAGCCGCGTCTCGATGTCGCATAACCAGATCGCCGGCGGCAATGAGCTGCTCATCGTCAACGGAGGCTCGGGCTTCGTGTTCGACACCGCCAACAATGACTTCTCGCAGGTGATCGACCCGGATTATCCCGGCGCGCGGGTCGTGGATTACATCGACGGCTATCTTGCGCAGCTGCAGCCGGATCGAAAGAAGTGGTTTCACTCGGATCTCAACACCGCCAAGTCTTATCTAGGCTTGGACTTCTACGAGGCCGAAGCGCTGCCCGATGACATCGTGTCGCTGCTGCGCGTGCACTCGGATCTGTGGGTATTCGGGCAGAGCACGATTCAGCCGTTCGTGAACGTCGGCACCGCGGAGGGCACGTTCGCGCCAGCGGCCGGCACCACGATCGGGCGTGGCTGCGCGGGTGCGTTCACGGTCGCCATGGTCGACAACGCAGCGCACTGGCTCGGCGATGACGGCAGCGTGTATCGAGCCAACGGCTACTCCCCGCAGCGCATCTCGACGTTCGCGATCGAGCAGGCGATCCGCGGGCTCAACTGGGCGAACGCGTATGCCATGCCCTACGAGGATCGCGGCCACAAGATCTACTACCTCACGTTCCCGGAAGAAAACGGGATGACGTGGGGCTATGACGCGGCCACGCAGCGTTGGCATCGGCGCGAGAGCTACAACCTGCCGATCTGGCGCGTCTCGGCGCTTGTGTACTTCAACGGCCAGTGGATCGCGGGTGACTTCGAGAGCGGCAAGCTGTACGTGGTCGACTGGAAGTATCACGCCGAGGAGTTCACGGCCGGCGTCGATCGGCCGCTGATCGCCACGCGCAAGACGGCGTACCTGCATGATGAGCAGAACCGGTTGTTCCTGTCCGCATTCGAGCTGCTGATGAACACCGGCAACACGGCCATTGCGAACAGCGATCACTTTGTCAGCCTGCGCTATTCCGACGATGGCGGCAGAAACTTTTCAAATTGGAAAACCGTCAGCCTGGGTGCGATTGGCGAGTACGGCAAGCGCGTGCGCTTCAAGCGACTGGGCGACTTCCGCAATCGCGTGTTCGAGATCCAGGTGTCCTCTCCATCGCAGCGCGATCTGTTGCGCGCGAGCATGCAACTGAGGGCGGCGTGATTCAGGTCATCGACAACTTTTCCCCGCGGGTCGATGAGGTGCGTGAGAGTGCACTCGCCAGCGGCTTCGGGACCTGGCGGCCGAACGCTGGAGAAGTCGGCTCGTCGATCTACGAAGGCATGTCATTCTGGGCCAAGCACTCGCTCATGCTTCACGCGCTCGCGTACTACATGGGCCGACCCGTGTATCCGAACAGCATGTTTTGCCGCGTGACGAACGAGGACACCGAGGGCGCCTACGTACACTCGGACCGTGAGTCGGGCGACTTCACTTGCATCGTGTACCTCTCTGAGCACGAGGAGCGATCTGGCACGGGGTTCTATCGTCATCGTGAGACTGGCATGACGCACATGCCGTCGTTCGCGGAAATGGCGCAGGACCGGAAATTCGATCTGCTCAAGCGCGATATGGTCGAGGGATCGGAAAAGGACTGGGAGCTGCTCGACTTCGTGCGCGGGCAGCTCAACCGCGCTGTGATTTTCGATGCGCCAAGGTTTCATGCGCGCACCCCGCGGCACGGATTTGGGTCGACAGTGGAGGATGGAAGGCTCGTATGGGTGTCGCACTTCTGTCTCGACGTAGGAGCAGCTCGATGAGCCAGGACTACGATGACATGCTCGCCGAGTTCGATCTGACCGAAGACGCGATGCTTCGATTGGGGCAGCTCACGACTGATGTGATCGCATTCCCACACGCGGCCGATGTAGCCGTGGGGCCATCGGCGATTCATGGACAGGGCCTATTCGCAACGCAGCCCTTTTACGCAGGCGAAACGATCGCGCCCGCTTATCTCAGGGGCCATCTGACGCCCGCAGGCCGCTATACGAATCACGCGAGCAACCCGAACGCGCAGTACGTCATGGATGAGAAGTTCGATTTGTACCAAGTGGCGCTGCGCGACATCGCGCTCGGTGAAGAAATCACCAACGACTATCGCCGCAACGCGCGCGTGAGCTATGCCAGCGTTGCGCATCTGCCGCTCACGCAAGTCACGCTCGCGATGGTCATCGATGCTCTGCGCATCGCCGCGCAAAAAACCCGATTGGGGGAGGTGCACTTTGGCTGAGGTCTGGGGCGCCGCCCTCGCAACTGCAGGAGCAGCCTACGGTGCGCACGAACAGGGCAAAGCCGGCGAGGCCGCTGCGCGCGGCTCACGCGAAGCCGCTGCACTGTCGCAGGCTCAATACGAGCAATCGCGCCGGGATCAGATCCCATACATGCAGGCGGGTCAAAACGCGCTCACACAGCTGCAAAACTTGAATCGTGGCGACTATTCAGGTTTCACCGAATCGCCCGACTACCAGTTCGCGCGCGACCAGGGCATCAAGGGTCTGGACCGCTCGGCGGCTTCACGTGGAACTCAGTACTCCGGCGGACAGCTCGCCGCGCTCGCGGACTACTCCGGTGGCTTGGCCTCGCAAACCTACGGCGACTACTACAACCGCATCGCCAACCTCGCAGGACTCGGCCAGAACGCGGCCGCGGGGGTCGGCAATCAAGGCATGGCGTATGCGGGGCAGGCTGGCGACGCAATCATGCAGGGAGCCAATGCCAACGCATTCTCGCAACTCGCTCAGGGAAGCACGTATCTGCAGGGCGCGGGACAGATCGCTGATCTCTTCACGCAACAGCGCACGCCGCCGAATACCACCAGCGCCTTTGATACACCGGGCGGCTACTCGCCGCGCGCAAGCCAACCTAGCGACTCTTGGTGGAGAGGTGGTTATGGGACGCCTCCCTACGCCCCGCCGCGAGGATGATGTTATGGCGAATCCATACGAAATCGCGCTGCCCAACATCGCCGGTACCCTCAGACGCAATCGGCTGGAGGGGCTGGCGATGCAGGATCGCGCGACACAGCGCGAGCGCGAGCAGTTCGCCGATCAGGAGATGCGCGCGCAGTTGGAGCGCGGCAATCAGTTCCGGCACCTGGCAGGTCAAGCCTATGGCGCGCAGACGCCAGGCGAACGTCAGCCGATCATGTCGCAGGCCGCTGCTGCTGATCCACAAGGCGCGATGGCGCTGGATCGGCAGATGGGCGCTAACGATGATCGAAAGCAGGAGCGCCTGGGTTTGTTTGCGCGCGTACTGACCAGCATTCCGGAGGAGAACAACTCGGCGCGCATGTTGATGTATCAGCAGATGCGCCCGGAAATGCTGAGTCTCGGGATCGATGCGCCGCCGGAATACACGCCGGAAGTTGGGCAGATGGCGCAGAAGTTTATGGCGGCGATGCAGGGCGCAGGCCAGACGCCCGCGAGAGTGGCTGGGTTCCAGGGGATGACGCAGGGCATGTCGCCCGAAGATGTTGAGCGCGCGCGTCGCATCGATCTGGGGCTCGATCCACGGCAGAGTTCGGCTGGGCTCACCGTCCGGGAGATCGTCGACAACCAAGGCCGCAAACGTCTGGTTTCTGTCGATCCGCGCACGGGGCAGGGCACCTACGTTGACGGCATTGGCGGTGCGTCGCTGGCCGAGATGGAGCGCATGAAGGCGCAAGGGAAGGCGGATGTTGAACTCGCCACAGCGCCGGAAATTGCGAGGCAAACTCAAACCGCGTCCACGACGGCAAAAACGCAGACTGAACGGCAAGCCCTGCAGATCAGTGAAGGTCTAAGCGCGGCAGATTCCATGCCCGTCATCAATCGCGCGATTGAGCTGCTCGACTCCGTGTCGACCGGTGGCCTGGACGCCGCGAAGCTGGCCGCGACGAACTTCTTTGGAGTCACCGGCGCCGATGAGGGCGAGTTGTCCAACAACCTGGGCAAGGCGGTGCTGTCGCAATTGCGCGCAACATTCGGCGCGCAGTTCACCCAGGAGGAAGGAAAGCGCCTGGAGGGGATCGAGGCCGGTTTCGGCAAGTCCACGGCCGCCAACAAGCGGCTCATGGAGCAAGTCAAAACAATCGTAGAGCGCTCTGCACGGCGCGGCCTCCAGGCTGCCCAAGCCGCTGGAGACGACTTTACAGCGCAGGAAATTCAGCGCTCGCTGGATATGAGATTGACGCCTGGTCGCGCACCACAGCCTTCAGTGCCATCGACCACGCCCGCATCAAGCGGTGGTGCGCCGCCATCGTTTGCGACAGAAGCAGAAGCGGAGGCGGCTGGTCTGCGCCCTGGCACGCGCGTCGTCATTGGAGGCGTCCCAGGGACGTGGCAATAGATGCCCTTCGTACCTGACCAGCAGCAACCTCGACGCTCGCGCTTCGTACCTGATGCGCCGGGGCGGCCAGATGCGTTTGCCGACGATCCTTTGCTCTCGGATGTCGCAATGTCGCGCCTGGCGGCCGGCGAGCGCAGCACCGTAACACCGACGCCGGAACCCTCGATGCTTCAGCGCGCCGGCCGATATGGTCAGGAGTATCTGCAGGGCCTGCAGACTGCGGGTGATCAACTCACCCAGGCCCGCACGGTCCCCGGCTTCTCCGACGTGGTCGGCGCGGGCGAGGCGCTGGGCACGATGGCAACCGGTGCGGTTGCCCCCATCGTCGGTGCGGTTCGATCGGCGGTGACAGGCGAACCGCTGCAGGAGGCTACCGAAGCCGCGATCTACGAGCCGCGCACCCAGATGGGCAAGGCGACGCTCGGCGCCATCGGTGCGGTGACGAAACCCGCCATGGATCTGGCCGGCGCCACCGGTGCGGATATCGCGCTGCTTCCTATGGCAGCAGGGGCCGCAGGCCTGCCCGCGAGGCAGTCGCTGGCGTTCACAGAGGGCATGGCGAAGCGCGGAGCACAGGCGGCGGTCAAAGAATCCCAGCGCGCGCCCAGCACGCAGGAACTCGGCGTAGCCGCCAAGCAGGCCTACCAGCGCGCAAAGGACGCCGGCGCCGTGGCGGCGCCGGAAGGCTATTCCCGCATGGCATCCGGATTGCGCTCATCGCTGCGTGAACAAGGCTTCAATCCGAAGTTGCATCCCAAGGCCGCTGCCGTTATCGAGGAGATCGAAGGCACCGGAGCCGGCAAGCCGGTTGCGCTGGATGAGATCGAAATCCTACGACGACAGGCGCTTGCCGCGGAGCGGTCCATCGAAGCCGATGAGCGCCGCGTCGCGGGCCTGATCATCGATCGGCTCGATGACTATGCCGACGCATTAGCGAGTGGTGCAGAGCCTGTGATGGGCGGCAACGCCCCGGCAGCCGTAGCGGCGAGAAAGGAAGCGCGCGGACTTTACGCGCGAAGCCGCAAGGCCATGGAAATCGAAGAACTGCAGGAGCGCGCCAAGGTACGCGCCACGCAGTTTTCCGGGTCCGGTGAGGAGAACGCGCTACGCACTGAGTTCCGCCAGCTCGCGCTGAACAAGAAGCGCTTGGGGAGATTCAATGAGGCGGAGCAGCAGGCCATCAAGGAGGTCGCATTCGGAACGCTGACCAGTAACACGCTCAGGCAGATTGGAAAGCTGGCGCCGACGGGTGGCCTGTCGCAGTGGCTCGGCATCGGCGCGACGATGATCAATCCCTTGGCTGCTGCCGTCCCTGCAGCTGGTGTTGCCGCCAGACTTGGTGCTACTCGATTGACGCGCAACGCCGCTCAGCGCGCCGAGGAACTCATGCGCCGCGGTCCAGCGCGCAAGAACATCGAGGCCGAAGCCGCCGAGGCGCCGGCGTCAGCGCAGGCAGACGAAATCGCACGCGCCGGCGAAGCCTTCGACGCAGAGCGCGCTGCCGCCGCTCAGGCCGCTCGCGGTGGGTACGAGGTTGGGGAATCGGCCTCTGAAGCGATCACGCTTGAGACGCGGCCTCAGAATCGTTTGCGGCAACTATCGCCGATGCGCACTGCCGCGCGTACCGCAGTGGCTACACGCACCCAAGCCCCGCGCACGGTCGCGAAAATCGAATCTGACATGCGCGCCATTCAGAGCCGTGCAGACACTCTTTCGCCAAACTCACCTGAGCTGCTCGAGCTCGACGCTCGCTACGTGATGCTGCAAGAGGAACTCGCGCGCGCAAAGCAGAAGGGCACGCGCAATCGAGTGGCACAACTCTCAGGGGGGCGCTGATGGCTTTCCGCTTCTTCCCCGTCGCCGTCCAGTTCCTGACCAACGACGGCCAAGTCCTCGCCGACGGCTCGCTCACGTTCAGCGACTCCGGCACGACCGATCCGCGCACGACCTGGTCGGACCCTGGCATGACGACGCCGAATCCCCATCCGGTACCGCTGGATGGCGCCGGCCGGCCGGACGTGGACATCTGGGGTGATGGGTCGTACCGCGTGGTGCTGAAAGACTCCCTCGGCGCCACGCTCGTCACGCGCGATGACGTGAGCGGCCCGGTGGGCATTCCAGATCCGGCGCTGCAGTCGGGGGAATTCCTGACGAACGACGGGACGGATGTCTTCTGGTCGCCGATCCGCCAGGTGCCCGATCCTACCGGGCAGGCAGATGGGAACGTACTCACGACCGACGGCGCGGGAAACATCGCGTGGGAGGCGCTGCCGACCACTCGCCAGGTCCCGGATCCGGCCGGCATCGCCGATGGCTGGGTGCTCACCCGCGATGATGCCTCGCCGGGCGACTATGCGTGGAAAGTGCTCCCGTCGGTGGGTGCGCGGCAGTGGTCGGATCTCACATCCTCACGTGACCTGGGCAGCGTCTACACGAACGACACCGGCGTGGGCATCGAGGTCAATGTGATCTGTCGCTGCCGTCGCGCAAGCGCGGGTGGCCAGCCTTTCGTCGCCCAGTGCAATTCGGTCACGGTGGGCGAGGCGGCTGCCAACGGCTCGACCGATAACACCTCTACCATCTCGTTCAGCGTGCCCCCCGAGGGCAGCTACAGCGTGACATCGAGCGCGAACAATGGGTTTGCCTGGGCGGAGCTGCGCCCGGTATGACGACGCCCGATCGGCGCATTCTGCCTGCCGCCCAAGCGCAGCTCATCGACGCGCAAGGTCGCGCGACGCAGCCGTGGTATGACTTCTTTCGGCGCCTGGTGAGCGCCGCGCAGTCGATCCCATCGAACCTGCTTGGCGCGTCGTTCATCACGGCGACGAACGAGACGAGCTTGCTGCCGCATTCACGCCGCCTGGACGCCGGCACCAACATTACGCTCGATGACACTGTGGACGGGCAGTTGCGCATCAGTGCCAGCGCTGGCACTTCAGCGGATGCGGGCTATCCGGCGCAGCTCGGCCATGCGGGGATCTAACGATGCCGTTCTCCGCACGAGTGCTCGCGGATGGCCAACTCCCTGACGCGCAGGCCGCGATCTACACCGTGCCTTTTGGTGCTGCGGCCTATGTGAAGCAGCTGCTGCTGTTCAACACGAATGCCGCCGCGCAAACGATTGACGTGTGGTTGAACACCTCCGGCACGCCGCGGCAATGGCATCGCCTCGTGCTGCAGGAGAATGAGGCTGCGCCGCTGCTTGAGCATGGCGAGTCGCTGCAACTTGAAAGCGGCGACACAGTTGAGGCCGTGACGACTACGGCAGGAGCGGTTGATTTCACGATCACCGGTGTCGAGGAAACCTGATGCGCATCTATGACGCACAGGGACAGCGCAAGCTGGGCGATCTGACGATCAATCCTGACAGTACAGTCGCAACCATCGTTGCCAACGCAGTTACGGATGTCAAGCTGCGCGACAGTGCTGCGCTGTCTGTCATCGGCCGCAGCGCGAACAACATCGGGGACCCTGCGGACATTGTTGCCTCGGCCGACAAGGCGGTCCTGCACCGAGACGGTACCGCGCTCGCCTTCTCCCCGATCGACAACACGTATATCAACGACTTCATCGAGGCTGCGCAGGACGCGGTCGGCGGGATTCTGACCAACACCGCGACCATCGAGTTCACCTACGACGGCACGCCTGCGATCAGCGCAGATCTGAGTGCGGCAGTGCTTGCGTCACTTGCGCTCGCCGACTCATCGCTGCAGCCTGGTGACAACGTGTCGGAGCTGGTAAACGACGCCGGGTACTTGGTGCCTAGCGACTTCGCCGCGTTCACGTTCATCACCGAGTCGGACGAGACTGCGAGTTTCCCGGCATCGTTTCGCCTGGACGCCGGCACCAACATCGCGTTCGATACTTCCGTGCCTAACGTGCTGACGATAAACGCCTCCGGCGGGGGCGGCACGGGCACTGTGACGAGCATTGCCGCCGGCACCGGCATCAGCGCAAGCCCGGACCCGATTGTTACGACGGGTACGCTAGCTATAGACCAATCGTTCACGCCCACCTGGACGGGGCTGCACACGTTCGCGGCGAGCAACAACGTATTTACCGGAGTCGCCAGCGGGTTGAATTTCCCGTTGATACTCTCCAGCGCTACTCCCGGCTACATGTTAGTCGAGACCGATGCACCCGCGGATAGCGGCAGATGGCGGGAGTTCGTGACTGGGTCGATTCGGCGATTTCAGACCGCAACGGACGCCGGGGGTGGCGGAACCAACTGGATGGATGTCACCCGGTCCGGTACGACGGTTAGCAGCATCGCGCTCGCATCCACCGCGTTGACGTGGAACGGCAATCCGCTGTTGTCTACTGTGACTGCGTTTGCGAATCCAACTGCGACTATTGGGCTAGCCGCCAGCAACGGCTCTGCTACTACCGCCATGCGCTCGGACGCGGCCCCCGCGCTCTCGCAGTCCATTGCGCCGACGTGGACCGGGCAGCACATCTTCACCCACGGGCTAGGGATCACCATCCAGAATACGACGCCCCTTTTCGCGTGGGTGGAAACCGACGCGGCGGCCAATAACGGCAGGTGGTGGGCGGTAGCCAGTGGCGAGCAGTTCACTATGCGTGCGGTCAACGACACCGGCAGCAGCTCTACGTCGTTCATGGCTGTTGATCGTAGCAACAACACCATAGACAGCATCAACCTCGCTGCGACCACGATAACGCTTTCCGGCGCGCCAACCTCTACCGGCTCGCACACTTTCCTGGCTAACGCGACGGGAGCCCGCGCGATAAAGCTGCAAAACGCCTCTTCGACCAATATGGCGTTTGAGATAACCGGCGCGGGGGTAAATGAAAAATACTGGCTGATGAACGTCGCTGCGTCTTCGTGGTCATTGCTCACAAGAACGGATGTGGACGGCGTCGGTGCAACACCTATCCTCGTCACGCGTTCCGGTACGACTGTTCCTAGTATCGCGTTTGCGGCGACCACCGTCACCGTCAACGGCACGAACGTCCGCGACGCCGGCATCATTACTTCTGGCACGTTGCCCGTTGCACGCGGCGGGACTGGTACGACTACGAGCACCGGGACGGGTTCGACGGTGCGCTCGGCGTCGCCGACGTTCACGGGCACGCTTGCGGCCGACGCCATCACCGCGAATACATTCAACGGCCATGTGCTCAATGCCGGAACGTATACGCCAACAGCAACCGTCATAGGCAACCTGGATTCGGTTACACCCCAAGTGTGCCAATGGCTTCGCGTCGGTAACGTCGTGACCGTGTCAGGCGAAATAACCGTAGATCCGACAGCAGCGGCGTTAACAAGTTTCCGCATAACCCTGCCAGTAGCCTCCAACTTAGCGTCTTTGGGGCAACTAGCCGGCACCGGTTTTGCTAACTACGGGCCTCCACCGAACTCGGTTCTCATACGCGGCGATGCGATAAACGACGCCGCAACGTTTACTTTCCAGTCCACCGGCGCCGTCTCGACCGGCCTGTACTTCTCCTTCACTTATCTGGTGGTGTGATATGACTGAAAATGAAATCGCCCAGATCATCACGCTCGCGCGCCGCGCGCCATTGCAGAACATGGCCGAGGCCGAAGCCGCTGCGCAACTGCTGCAGAAACTCTCCGTGCACTTCGCGTCGCAGGCAAGCGGGCCTGAGATAGCGAAAGAGCAGGCGGGATCTGCATGATTGATCGGGCGTTATCCCTGCTGCGCCGTCTCGCCCCGCCCAGCCTGGACGAGAATGGCGAGGTGCACGATGACATCTACCGCGTGCAGCGCTACGAGATGCGCGCCCGGCAATGGAGGTGGACCGTGTTCTATTCGCTGTTGCTGATCTTCAGTGTGCTGACCGTGCAGGTCGCCGCGAGCTGGGGGCTCACGCCGATCTATAGCGGCTACGCCTCGCGCGAGGAGGTGCAGCGCGAATTCTCCGGCATCAAGGGCCAGATATCGCGCATCGAGGTTCGGCAGATCGAACAGACGCTGCTGGAGACGCGTTCACGCCAGTGCGTCGCGACCGACAAGCGCTTCATCACCGAGCGCTTCAACGAGCTGCTGCGGGAGTACTTCGTGCTCACGGGGCAGAGCTGGCGCATTCCAGACTGCGAGGAGCTGCGCGGATGACGCTGCGCGATCACCAGTCGCTGTTCGTGAAGCTGCTGCCGCGGCTGATCGACTTCGCCTACGCCCAGGGCTACGAATTGACGCTGGGCGAGGCCTGGCGCACACCGGAACAGGCGGCGCTGAATGCCAAGAACGGCAAGGGCATCAGGGCCAGTCTGCACATCGACCGACTGGCCATCGACTTGAATCTGTTTATCGATGGCGTGTACGTCACGGGCACCGCCGCGCACAAGCCGCTGGGTGAGTTTTGGGAATCGCTTCACCCGTCGTGCGCTTGGGGTGGACGCTTCAATGACGGCAACCACTACAGCCTGAGCTGGCAGGGCCGGAAATGAACGATCTACTCATCGCCCGCGCACAGGTGGGCCTGTCGTTCTTCATCATCGCCGGCTACTTCGGCATCAAGATCGCCGAAGGCCTGCAGTTGATCCAGGCGACGAGCGGCGACATGAACGAGCTGATCATGCTCATCGCGTTCTTTTGGTTCCAGCGTCAACGCACACAGGAGAAACCCAATGCGTAAGCTATCGATCATTCCACTGCTCATACTGATGCTGGCGGGCTGCGCATCGATCGGCCTGGCGCCGGCATCGAGTTTTGAGGACAAGCTTGCGTATGCCGTGAGCCAGAACGCCGCTGTCAGGACAGCAGCGGCCAATTCCCTTGAGGCCGGCGACATCGACGTAACAGATGCGCAGGCGGTCCTAAAGATCACCGACGAGGCGCGCGCGTTGCTCGATGCCGCGCGTGTGGCATCTGGAGTTGGCGATCTGTCAACGGCAGAAGCGCGGCTCAGTCTCGCGACCACGATCCTCGTGAAACTTCAGCAACACCTGCGAGAAAGGAGCCAGTCATGAACAGTGCCGCTGCAATCGAACTGCTGCTGGCGCTCATCAACAGCGCCGGCCCCGTGTCGACGGCGATCCGTCAGGCTCATGCCGAGGGGAGGAAGCTCACTGCGCAGGAGCTGCAAGCGGCGTTCGATCAGGATGACAGCGCACGGGCGGCGCTGGTGGATGCGATCGCCGAGGCGAAAGCACAGGGGCGATAGGGCTGTCTAAAACTCGCCCTGCGCACCTGTTTTCATCGGCAAATATCGAAGCGTAGCGCCGCGTTTATTTTGGACAGCGCTGAGCGGAATCGCTCAGCGTTTCAACACCTTGAGTGCACTCTGACCAGCTACTGCTGCATTATTGGCGTGTGCTGGTCTGCGTTTATAAGTGCTTGTTTTATCATGGTGATATAGGTTGGCTGTCTAAAATAGTTTCAGACGTCTAATACGCGGCGCTGAAACTCGGCTTTCAGCCACCCTTCCGCCAACTTCTGCATCACTGCATCACCCCACTCGTTCATGGCAAAGTTTGTCGCCAAACAGACCACGCGCACGTTGCCGCTCACGTATCCGGCACCGCACTTAATTCGGTCAATGCTGGGGCAGAAAGGGGCTCGCCTGCGGCCGTCCGTTTTCTCCAGCGAGAAAGGAATTCGCGTCACCGCACAGCGCCAACGCGCAGCACTGGCAAGCGCTAGAACTTCCGGCCAGCCAATCGAGAATTCGATACTGCGGCTTTTTGCGTTCGATCGCCGCGACTTGAATGTCAAACCAAGGGCGGCCTCTAGTGCGGGGCTCCAGCCAGGATGCCGGATTTCGTTGAGCCGCTTGCCCTCTTCGATGGCCGTCGCACGATCCGTCGATAGCCCTGTCCACTTTCCGCCGAGCACATACCAGAACCGTCCATGCTTGGGATACACCCGCGGCGGGAGATCGGTATCAACTTTTCTCAGACGCGACATCGATGACGCTCCCAAAACTCGGGCCTTCGATCACCGGTTCTTCCCTGCCTCGAAGGTAGCGCTCGGTCTGCGCGGGACTCGAATGCATGAGCAGCGCGGTGGCGTTCAGCCCCTGCCGCTTCGCCCAGGTGGCGGCCACCGCACGTAGGTCGTGCAGGTGCGCATCGCTCACGGCCGCCGCCCGTACCGCCTCGTCCCACTGATCGCGCACGGTGCGATAGTCGGGCGCCTTGCCACGCTTATTGCGCAGAAGCGTGAGGGCCGAGATCTTACCGTCCAGCGTCTTAGCGCGCTCGACCACCGCCCGCAGCTCGGGGGTCCAGGCGGTGACGCCCTTACCATCGGTCTTGTGCCTACCGAAGCGGATACCTTCCTCGGTGAGGTCGGCCCGCCGGATGCGCAGTACTGCCGTAATGCGCTGGCCGGTGCGGATGCACAGGTCCATGATGACCTGGAGCCGCGGTCCCGCCTCGGCGTAGATCGCGACGTACTCCTGCGGCGTGATGAGCCGGTCGCGCTTCTTCTCCTTGAGGCGCTTCACGCCGATCGCCGGATTGCTCTCCACCCGCTGCTGCTCGAGCGCGTAGTCGAATACCGAGCGCAACACCGACAGGCAGCGATTCGCCATGTTCGGGGTGTTCACGAGCGACTGCCTGAGCGCCACCACATGCACCGGACGCACCTGGCCCGGGGCGAACTGCACGAGCTTGCGCTTCAGGATCTTCGCCGCATCCTCGTACTGATCGGCGGTCGATGCCGCGACGCGCTTGCAGATCACCACGAGCGCCTCATCGATGAGCGCCGGCATGCCCCCTTTCGGCGCCTCGACCAGCGCGGCATAGGCTTCAAGTGCGCTAACGAGTGTCGACGGACCGGTTGGAGGGAGCCGCTGCCACTTTCCGCTTTTGACGTACCAGTAAGCCCCGTGCTTCGGATACACGCACGCGGGCAGGTGCCGATCCTTCTTGCGGGGTCGTGTCACTTGGCGTCTGCTAGGGCTGCAACTGTGGTTCCGGCGGCAGTCTAGCACCGCTCGGTCGCCCTTCCGATGTCTCGACGTGGATGCGCAGGACCGCCAGGGAGCCGTCCGGGCGGGGGCGGTGGGGGATGCTCATGAAATCTAGCGCGCGCGCTTGGGCGCTCGGGCGGACTTTGCCCGTCAACTCGACCAGTTCTTGCTGCGTAAGCACCAGCATCAGATCTATTCCAGCCCATGCTCGGTGTCACCAATCAGCAGCGCCCAGCGCGCCATGCGATCGCGGGCGATTTCCAGCTCGGCCACGGCCGGCTGCGCATCGAACGCGGCCTCGGCTTCGTCGCTCGTCGGCTTGGTCGGTCCCTGAGCGCCGCAGTTGTTACACGTGACGGCCTCGAAGTCGCCGTCATCGCTGCAGATCGTGATCATGCCTTGATCGTCGGAGCCGCAGAAAGGGCATGGCAGTTGCTGAATCGCCTCGCTCATGCTGCAGATGCCTTCTTGATCACGCCGCTCGCCCAGTCACGCAGGATCTGCAGCTGCTCGACCGAGCAGATGACCTGATCGTTCCCCTGCTGCAAGACAAAGCTAGGTCCGGCGCCGGCGTCGAGTACTCGGCAGTGGATCTGTCCGGCGGCGGGAATCACGAACTCATCGCCAGAGGGCGGTGCTAGGGCGCGTTCGTGCTTCGGCGGCGCTGGCGCCTTCCCATTCTTCGCCGCCTTGCTTGCGCGCTGCCGCTTCAAAAAACACGGCTTGCATTTGGCGTTGCCGGCGTAGAACTCGCTTTCGTTCTTAGTCTGGCTGCACTCGGTACAGGTCTTTTTCGCCATTGTCGGAGCCTCCGATGGAATTGCGGCCGCGGCGATCGGCGTGCGATCCGCCGGCTTGAGCGTGGCCGCCAACTCATCGGCGAGCACGTAATGGCCGGCCTGGTGCGGGCGCATGTAGCCGTCGCGCACCAGGGTATTGATCGCGATCGATATCACCGCGTCATTGCTATCGACGGCCTTGTGCAGCCGCGCCTTGGTGGCGAGCTCGCCCAACGCCCAGACGGAACAGACGACCAGGTCCTTGATGCTGCCGACGATGAGGGGCTCGAGGCTCACTTGCGAGGCTTCCGGTGCTTGTCCGCGTTCGGACACGAAACAAAATGCGATTCGTGCCGCTCCGAGTCGAACTCATCATCGTCAGGCTCGACCGTATCGGCGTCGACGGGCATGTTCTTGCCTGCGGCCGTCTTAAGGAAAATAATTCGCGCCTGGCATGAGCGGCAGCGCGTGATGCGCTTCTCATGGGCCTCTGTTGTTTCGTCGTCGTCGAAGCTCATAGCGCTCCCAGCTTGGCGAGCGCGGCCTTGTTGCCGTCCATCAGTTCAAAACTTTCAGCCTGTGTATCAACCGTGACGCCGAACATTTCGCGCAGTTCGCGAATCGCCTTCTCGTCGGCCGCAACGACCAGCTGCAGCCGTTCCGTGCACTCGACAAGTACGAGCAGCTCGTGCGGGTTGACGAATGGCGGCGAACTAGGGCGGTTGGCAAGGCATCGTTCCGCGCGCGCTCGCATGTCCGCGAGCTTCGCATCGAGCGTGCTCCGGATATCTTGCTCTAACGTTCCCATGTCATCGTCCTCAGCCTGGCCTTCGCCTGCGTGACGTACTTTTCCACGGTATGGATACTCAGGCCGAGTTTCTCGGCCACCTCCTCGTATGAAAGTCCGTCACGCTTGTGCGATAACAGCACAGCGGCGTGCGTCGGCGGCAATTGCGCTATCGCCAAGTCGATCTGCTGCTGCAGGTTCAGGCGGTCGGCCAGGTCGTCTGGCAGGATGCAGGACGGGCATTCCGCCCAGTCCTCGGACTCGTCATGCGCGACGACGTGCTCGTGATCGCGCTCCTCCTCAATGCGGAAGTCGGCCAGGACGTGAGAGGCGACACCGTAGAGGTAGGCGAGGGGTTTATGAACGACTTTCTCATCATCGAATCTCAGCAATCGCTCGTAGACCGATTGCGCCAAGTCATCCACGTCCTGCGGTTCCCGCAAGCGACGCATCAAGTAGCGATGTAACTCCCGGCGATAGCGGCCGAAGGAGGAGGTGGCGAAGTGGTGAACCGTGGTGCTCATTGGTGTCTCCCGGGGTCAGCCGCCAAACACTTTGCGCAACTCGACTTCGATGCGCGCGTCCTCGGACAAAGCGCGCTTGCCGGCGTCGAAGCGTGCGACCTTCTCCGGGCACTCCGAGCACACGCCCAGGCCTGCGGCTCGATCGACGCGCAGCCACGAACAGCCGCCGTCGCACGCGTTCGTGTCGGTGCAGCCGCAGCCGATGCAGACAGCGGTATTCATCCGTGTCCGGACCTCTCGTGTTCTGGCGCAGGCTGCGGTGCATTCGGCCAGGTCGGCTGCTGACCGGTCGCGTCCTTCAGGATGTCCGATACGACATCACGCATCAGATTCATGAAGTGCTGCCTGCGCCGCGTGTTGCTGATGACAGCGCCCATGCGTATGGAGCCGAGAAACACCGCGCCATCCATGGTGTCGGTGAGCGCGTAGTACGCGTTCCAGTTCTCGCCTTCGTGGCGTAACGCAAGGCGTCCGATTTGAACCTGCGGGCCGCTCACTTCGGCTTCCTCGCGGCCTTCTTCTTCGAGGCCTTCGCCGGCGCCGGCTTCTTGGCCTTCGCGCTAGCGGCCGCGGCTAGATCCTTGCGGATCTTTTCCGGATCGATCTTCAGCCGCTTCGCGGCCGCCAGGAGGAGTTCGGGTTTGCCATCCGACCACGTAAACACGCGCAGCTCCTGCGCGTAGCTGCAATCGAGCATGAACCGGGCAAGCGCGGCGTCGTTGAGCTTCGGCACTCGCTGTTCGCCCGTGACATCGGCCGACGTATGCGTGTAGCCGTCGCGCTTGGTCGTCGCCAGCTCCCAGTTCCACAGCTTGAGAACTTGCTTCTGGACTTCGTTTTCCAGGCGCTTGAAGAACACCAGCGCGACATGCTCGAGCTCGGTGCGACCGAGCTTCTCGGGCAGTTTGGGGCGAATCGTGGTGTACAGCTGCTGGCGGAAGCTGCGCTCGAGTTTCGCCCGTTTCTCCCGGGCAGCATCCGGGTTCAATGAACGCTCGCGAATCCCCTTGAGCGCCGGCGCCAAGTCCTTCTTCTCAGCGACCTCGATGACTCCGTATTTCGGATCCACCAGGAGCGTCGGCGTCGCCTGCTTGCCGAGCAACTGGCGATAGGTACGATTCTTCGGATCGTCGTAGCACGTAGCATCGAGCTTGACGAACCCGTCCTGCAGGCTGTGCGTGCCGTACTTCGTGATCGATGCAGCTTGCTTGCCCTCGATGATGCGCTGTCCGGAAGCCTTCGCCTCGGCGAGCTTGCGCGCCCCGATCGCTTCACGCTTCTGGCGAAAGCACACCGGATCCGTGCAGACGTCTCCACGCTTGATGTCGGCGAAGAGCTCGGGCTGGTTGCCGGTGCGCTTCGGGCAGGCGCTGCAGGCGCCGGCGGCGGGCAGCAGAGTCGCGTCCGTGGTCGGAAAGCCGGCCTGGTCGAGACGGAACGTGAACTCGCGGTGGATGTATTCGACGGCCTCCCGGTACGAAATCGACTCACCATCGTCGCTGTCGTAACGCAGCTGTTCGAGTGCCTCGCGCTGCGAGCTATGATCAGGAATGCGGGCGACTAGCAGTGCCACCGATGCGGTCAGCGTCCCGTCATAGAATGCCTTGCGCGCGTCCTTGCACAGCGCGAGCAGCTTCATGCGCGCGTACAGCGTCGCCTTCGACTTGCCGACCTTGCCGGCCATTTCCTCGACGCTGTGGCCGAGCTTCTGCAGGGCCTCGTACCCTTCCGCCTCGGCGAGCTCGTGCAGGTCCTCGCGCTGCAGGTTCTCGACCAGCTGCACCTCCAGGACCTGTTCGTCCGTGAGCTCGCGCACGCTGACCGGGACGGATGTGAGTCCCGCCTTCTTCGCGGCGAGCAATCTGCGTTCACCCGCCACAACTTCATAGTCGGGATCGGTCACGAGATGATTGAGGCCGGCCGCGGTGTGCCACGGCCGTGCCACGATCGGCGCCAGCATGCCGACGGCCTTGATGCTCTCCGCGAGCTCGGCGATGCCGGCTGGGTCGAAATGCGCGCGTCGTTCGCTCTGCGCGCTGGTGGCCGACAGCTTGAGCTTCGCCAGCGGCAGCATTTGCAGTTCGGTGCTCACGCGGCGTACCTCTCGACTTCAGCGCGCAGGTGATCGAGATCCAAGTCGCCAAGGATCTTTGCGCACACCGTCATCGCCTCGCCGAATACCTTGCAGAACTCCAGCTCATCCAGTGCGTCATAGGCGATGCTCTTCGGGATCAGCACGACCTCACCGTCCAGGGTGATCAGCTCATCGACATGCCCCGCCGCGATCTGCACGGCGCGGCGGAAGTGCTCAAAGCTGGTATACCGCTCTTGATTCGAAAAAGTGAGATTCAGCAGCGCGAAGTAGCGCTTGTGGTTCGTATAGTCACGCGGTTTTTTAACCGCGCACTTCAGTGTCTCGCCGATCTTCCAGCGCCTGAAGGCTTGCTTCGCTTCCTCATCGGCTGGAGCGGCGCCGGCGAGGGTGCGCGTGAGATAAATATCCATTACGCCACCTTCTGCGAGTAGCCATTGACGCGCGCGATCAGCTCCAGCATCTCGGCGTTGAACGCGTCGACTGCCGCAGCGATCTGCGTAATGTAAACCTCGTCGCGATAGACTCGATGTCGAAAGAGCGGCAAGCCGGGCCAGTAGGAACAGAAGTCCACCCACTCGCGTTCGGCGATCCACAGCTGCCCCTGGCACTGGGCCTTGTGCTCGGGAGGCAACCTGTCGCCGAGCAAGCATTCGAGCTGCAGGTGCGCCAGTTTTGTCTTGATCTCCAGCATCCCTGATTCACCGATCAGGCTGTCCGGGCTGGCACCGGCCTCGCCGCGGCGAAGGAACCCGACCTGTACTGGTTCGACATCCGAGACCATGGAGTACAGGTCGCGCGCCTCTGCCTCCATTTCCTTGCCGCGCTCCATGTGGTCATTGTTGTAGCTGTACATGGGCGCGCCTGTGAGCCGCTCACCGATCAGCTTGAGCATGTACGTTCTGCGAGTTTTCGACTCGCCGCCGCCCTTGCCTTTGGCCAGAACGGTATCGAATTGGCTTGCCGTTGGAATGCCAGCTCGACAGGCAATCCACTCCGCGCTGCCCTGGTCGCAGTTGAAAATCTGCAGGTCCATCAGCGCGCCCTCTTTGATTCAAGCGCCCGGACGGCCTTCTGGAAATCCTTGGTAGTGATTTCCGCCAGCTTGGACACTTTCATGTAGGCGAGGAATTTCTGCCGGTCAGCTTTAACCTCGTCCGCCAGCGCCATCAGATCGGCGATCTGTCCTTCACTAATGTATTCGACCTTCGCAGTCGTCTTGCCATCGTCATCCTGGTCAAGTGCAGCGAGGCCTGTGGCAGCCAACAAGCTGTAGCGCTGCAGATAGGTGACGGCAGATCCAATCGCCTGGATGCTGTTCTTGCCGCCCGAATCGTCAGCGCCGGAATTGAGACTGACGCTCTCGCTATGCCCCTGGGCATGCGTCAGCACGCATGTCACCTTGATGCGGTTGTCGTGCTGCGCTACCTCCCACCGGTGGCTGATACCGTGCTGCGCAAGGCCCTTGATGATGGCCGAGCAGACACGGCCAAGCGTCGCGTGATCGTAAGCGGTCGTGCCTTTCTGAGTCGTGAACGACACGTGCTTGTCCTTCATGATCTCGGGCGGATTCGCCTTGAATTTGGCCATCGCGGCGACGAACGCCTTGCGTGCCTCATCGGCTTCCCACTCTTTCTTGAGCTGCATCAGCTCGCGCAAGGTCTCAATCGGCATGCCTTGCTGGACCGCGATGGCCAGCATCTGCATCGGATTCGTCGGCGCCAGCGCCGTGCTTTGCGGCTCGGGCTTCGATTCCACTACTGCGCTCATTTCTGCTCCCGTGTGTCTTCGATCCGATATCTATTCGCCGTGTCTTTCACGTAGGTAACCTTGAAGCCCGCTTCGGACAGCGCGAGCAGCGCATCGACCATGCGTTCGGAGTGCAGCTCCAGCAGGAACAGCGGCACGGGCAGCAGCGTGACGGGCTTGCGTGCGGCGCTCATCGCGGCAGCTCCTTCAACCGCGCCAGCAAGCCATCGATCACCGCCGCGGCGATCAGCAGGCGGGCGGCGAGCCCGGCCTGGTCCTCGCGGCACAGCGCGGCGGCGTCGCGCAGGCCGGCGGCAACGGCGGGAGCATCGCTGACCGGATCCATCGCGTTGACGTTGATGCTCGCCAAGCAGTTCATTGCCGCCGGCCTTTGTTGGACTGACGAACCTCAACCTGCTCAACCGTTGCCACCGCGTGGCAGCAGGAGCTGAACAGACACCCCATTTCGCGCGCCTCGGCCTGCTGCTGCTGCGTGACGACGAACGTCTTGTGGCATGTCGTGCACTTCCCCTTCATTGCGACGGTGGCGTTCATGCGCGGGCTCATAGCGGACCGTGACGGCGCAGGCCGGTGTCCGGCTCGATGTTCGACCAGCGCTCAGCGCGCGGCTCGTCCTGCTGCTCGTGGCGCAGGCGCGCAGCACGCTCGCACTCCGGGCACTCGCAGGCGATGCCGTGGCGTTCCTTGATGTACTCGCTCACAACGGCACCCCGTGGCGAGCACGCTCAACGTCGAGTTGGGCATGCGCGAAGTCCCAGAACTCGTCCATCGCGCCGGCGCGCTCCGGATCGGCGTCGGCCGCGCGTTCCAGCTCGCGCCAGTAGTCCCAGCACTTCGATTGGTTCGCGCGGAACCACAGCTTCCAGCTCGCCAGATTCTCGGGCGTGTTGTGATAGCTGGGGCGCCTGATAGGGTGAGCCGTGATCGGCTGCAGGACGGGGATCACGGCTGCACCTGAGCCGCTTTCAGCTCTGCGACATACGCCACCAGCGCCGCATACACAGACGGCTCCAGGTAGATGCGTTGATTGTTGCCGTCGCCCGTGCGCAGACAGATCTGCCAGCCATCGAAGGAGCAATAAACGGCATCCCCCAAATATGTCTCGCCCTCGCGCGTGCTCATGCCTGCAGCTCCTTCGACAGCTCCACTGCAAGCTTCACGGCTTTTTGCCAGCCGTGAGCACTCGCACGGAACACGATCACGCATGCGCCGGTGACGGGGCAGTAGATCGCGGGATGGCCCTTGTGGATGCCGAGCAGGGCCTGGTGCTGCTCGCTCACGCCAGCACCATTTCGTGGCCGCGATCTTCCAGCGACAGATTCAGCGGCTCGTAGCGCTGCGTGATGACCGCCTCGTCACGGCGCTCGCCGGTGCGCGGATCAACGCGGCTCACCAGCGTCGTCACGGTCGCGCCGCTGCGGATGGATTCGATCTGGGTCGTGCGGGGCATGGCGGTCTCCCTGTTCGGTGAGCGGACATTACGGGATGCCGTTTCTACTGTCAACGGGATTCCGTAATTCAAATGCGACGGGATGCCGTTGTGTGACCGGGGTCACGATTCTGGTTTGTATACGAAGTTCCGTGAACTACGTTAGGGCGCGCTGGATTGAGTGATTCCCAAACTGCGCGCGTCACAACAACGCGGAGATTCCCCAGATGAAAAAGCTGATCGTTTGCGCCTTGCTGGCGCTCAGTTCATCGGCCGCGATGGCGGATGACTATGCCAGGCTGGAAACTCCAGTGCCGCATTCACCCATCATGCAGCGATTACTAGGCATCGAGACCCACATGAATCAGTATTGCTGCAAGGTCTGTACGACAGGAAAGGCGTGCGGGAACTCATGCATCTCGCGAAACAAACGCTGTCACCAGCCTCCAGGATGTGCATGTGATGGTTAGCGCTTGCTTGCGGGCGGTGGCCGTAGCAGTGACCCTCACGGCGTGCTCGTCTGATAATTTGGACAAGCCGGCCAATTTCTTCGAGAGAAACCGGATCGGTTCATCAACAGACTACGCTGTCGTCAAGTGGGGCAACGATCACGTAGCAACTGTCCACGGCTTCGGTGACGATCTCGAAGGCTGCCAGATCATGGTGAGTGGGCTGAACGTGGATGCCTGCGCAGAAACGAACGGCCGAGATTGTCTAAAGCCATTCTCATGCAAACCGCTAAATTAAAGGCTCGTTCCTGCCGGGATAGCGACCCTCGCCGCGACAGGTTAGATAAGCTCCTCCTGCAGCGCGAACTCCCCTGGTTGAGCACCGGCGCCCGCAAAGCGCAGAATGCGCGGCATGAACCGCCGCACCCTGCTATCCCTCGCGCTCGCGCTGCCGGTGGCCGCAAGCGCTCTGTCTCGCCCTCGCGAGATTGAATCCCTGAAGTCCTACTACGAGCGGCTTGGTTACGACGATCCGCCAGTACTGTTGCTGGACGCTCAGACGCAAAAGCTCGTGGTGCAGAAGCTTGATGTGCCAGGCGTCGAGGAATTTGTAGCGTCGGTGCGAAAGATTCTCAAAACGCAGGGGTTGTTGCCGTGAGTCTCGCACCGTTCATCAGGGCGCTAGAGAAGCTGCGGGAAATCAACCGGACGGGTCCAGCGACTTCAGGATACGCGGTGCCTAATTCAGTCGGTGACTCGGCATCGGGCACCAGACTTTTATGTCAGCTCCCGAAAGAACTTCGAATCCTTCGGTTGATCGCCCATCGAGGACAGGTTCTGGTATTGACGCGTCTAGTAGGTATCGATGCGCATACGGCGCCCCCTGCTCCTGATGCCGCAAATGATCGAATCGGATCATTCGCGTTGGCCTACGCATTTTTTGCTCTGGCGCTTCGCTCCAGTGTGGCACGACCCAAAGCTTTCCTTCGTGTGCTATGGCATCGGCTGTCCACAACTTGCCGGAGACATCCGAGCCAATGAGCACGGTGAATACCTCCGTGGCAGTAACGCCCGTGTCTTGTTCGGTCATCGCAATCCCCTCAAGTTATTTTCGCTAGTGCGCCGTCGGTCCTTTCAGATTCCAAGTGGAGTGATCGTCGAATGTCTCAATCAACTTTTGAACCGTACTGGCAAGAGGACGCTTCAGCACCAGGTGGATTCCGGCTTGTCGCGCCACCAGGAATGACAGCCCCACGTCTTGACCTAACTGGAATCGGCCAACTCCGTTCGGTGCGAAGTGACGCAACGCCGGTCCAGTGGGATCACTGGGCGCACTGGTTAACAGAGCAAGGAGAAGTTGCTCTTGTGCGGCTCGGCTCAGCTCCAGCGTGTGCTCCCCCCGATCATTCTTGAAGCCTATGCTCAGGGTTCCGGTGGGGAGCGCGGCCGCACCACCCAGCGTATTTATCTTGAGTTTCACGAGTAATCCCCTTCGTTATTTGTCCCGATATTCCGCCAGCCAGATCACGTTATCCGGCCTTCCGGGTCGCTCGGCTTTTGGCCGCGGCCGGGAGGTTGCCGGCCTCGTAGGCCCGGAGCAGCTCTTCGACGACCCCCTCGATTTTTTTTCTTTGTGGTGGAGGAAGCTGATCCCATCGAGAGCGCGCGAAGCGAAAAGGCCACTGAGAATCAGCAATTGGGTGATCGTCCGTGTCATTGACCAGCCGTGGTCCGGTTTTGCGTTCTAGCCAAAGGGCGCGCAGTCCTAAAGCTGCCGCAATCGTTGGCAGCCGCGGAGTGCTTTTCATGCGGCCATTCATGATCTCGTACAGAGAACTGACGGGAATGTGCGTTCTACTGTGCAGCCACTTAACGTCCTGATTTAGCTCACTGAGCCGCTCTTTGATTCTGTCGCCGACCGTCATGTAGGAATATTGACGGATTTCCGTAACGGGATGCCGTTGCGCACTGATTACGGGATGCCGTAGGATCGGCGACATGAGTACATGGGCTTCGCGTATCAGGGAACTTCAAACCGCCGGCATGACGCTGGCTGAAATCGGTGAGCAGACCGGGCTCGCGACCTCGACCGTCGGGGATCTCGCAAGTGGCCGGAGTTCATCGCCTCGTGGCGATGCAGCTCTGCGTCTGCATTCATTGCACGAACAACGCGTGAAGCACGGGCAGCAGCCCACAGCACCCTCCGCCGCGCGCCGCGCCGCGCCCTGAGCCATGAAGCGCAAGCCGCTACTCACCGCGCTGCCGCAGCCCTTTGATGACCACATCGGCCTTGCAGGCGTGGCACACAAGCAGATGCGTGCGGCCATGGGCAAGGTGCTCCTCCTGCAGGATCGATTTGAGGCCGCGCTCGTAGCAGTTTGCACAAAGGCAATGGGGCGGCTCCATGCCTCGCTGTGTTTCGCGAATCGCGTAGGCAAAGCGTCCGGTAGCAACTTCCTTCAGTTCGTAACGCGCCTTCTCAGTTTCCCAGTTCTGCATCTGCATCAAGCGCTCTTTCAGTTCGCGTACTTCCTCAACTGCCGTCGACAGCTTCGCCTGAACCTCAAGTGTCTGGCTTTGTGCGGCGATGATGAAGCCGGACAGTTCGCGAGCCTTTTCGCTCAGCAACTGAGCATCGCGAAGCTCAAGCATTGCCTTGACGATTTGACCTGCGCTCTGAAGCGCGGAGTAGGCGGATTGAATGGATGAAAGGTCAACCATTGTCGGGACTCCTCGTGTTGGAACCGTTGGTGGTAGCTCCCAACAGTTTACAGCGAGGGTCCCGGCTCCCTTTGCGCGCAAGGTTGCGTATGCCGAAGCGCTCGACCTGGGGGAGGCGATCGTGTGTGCGCCGGATGTTGAACCACGCTTTTGCGGCGACCGCATTGGCGCGCAAGTCATGAAAGCCGACCAAGTTGTTGCTTACCTACAAGGGCCGAGGGCCGATGTCGTCAGCATCAACACCAGCCGCTGAAAGGGCACGCAACATGACTTCTACCGTCTTGCAGGCGCTGCAAGAGCCTGGAAGGGCGGTCGCGATCGCGGCCGTCATGGGCGTATCCGAGAGCACCGTCTCGCGTCTGAAAAATGAGCACTTGGAGTCCCTTTGCGAGCTGCTCGCGCATGCGGGACTGAAGATCGTGCCGGTCGAAGTGAAGTGCTTTCCGGCCGAGAAGATCGAAGCGCTGCTGACGCTTGCCAAGGCTCATTTGGCCGGTATCGAAACCGCGGACGACATCATCTGGACCGATGGAGCTTCGGGGAACGCGGGGCCGGGGAGGGGGCAGCGATGATCCTGCCGCCCCATATCAAGATTCAGGACTTGCTGGTCGCGCTCGATGCGGCCGGCTGCGACCCTCGCCCGGTGGGGGAGTGCTGATGGCCGGCTGGGTGAAATGGGAGAAGGATCTCGAAACCGATCCGCGTTTCACGCGCGCGGTCAGGAAAGTGCGCGAATTGTTGCGTGACGCCAGCGTGACTACTGTCACGCATGAGCGTGACGCTGGCGTTCCGGAGCGTGACACGTGCGTTCCGGTGACGCTGTCAGACCGGATTGTTCCCATCGTAACGATGGGTTGCCTGCTCAAACTTTGGTCGTACGCTGACACTCACATCCGATCCGACGACACGCTCGATCTCGGCCTGGCGGATATCGACGAGCTTGTTTGCCTTCCTGGATTCGCCGGTGCGCTGCCAGAAGATTGGCTCGTCGAGATTGACGATGGCCACGTGGAACTCCCGGGCTATCAAGCACATAACGGCGTCGAAGCAAAGAAGCGCGACCTCAATGCGAAGCGGCAGGAACGCAAGCGCTCGCGCCTACAGCGTGACGGTAGCGTGACACCTGTCACGCAGCAGCGTGACGCGAGCGTGATGGGTGCGTTACCAGACCAGACCAGACCAGACCAGACCAAGACCAGACCAGAGTCTAGAGCGCGCGCAAGCGCGCGTGCGTCGCCTTCGGCTCCGCCGACGCCCACTGCGAGCACTGGGGAACGGAAGGTTTCCGGAGCAAAAACCCGAGCCGCCAGCGCCACACGCTTGCCAGCGGACTTCACGCTCACCGACGAACGCCGACTCGTGGCAGAGGCTGAAACACTGCCCGCCGAGCGCACGTTTGCGAAGTTCTGCGACTACTGGCGCGCTGCATCCGGAGCGAAGGCTCGCAAGCTCGACTGGGACGCGACATGGCGCAACTGGTGCCGCAATGACGCCGATCGCAACGGGCCTGGAAAGCCCAACGGCAACAGTCAGTACCTGACCAAGTTCGACCGCGTGCACGCCCAATCCGAGGCGGACATGCGCTACGACAACGACGGCAAACCCCTCGACGAGGACGGCAATGTCATCCCGTTCTAAACCTTCGCCTCGCGCGCTGCGCACGTGGAAACGCCTGTCGGAGTGGTACGGCACACGCATGGCCGAGCAGTACGGCCCGACCCCGCCGGCCGACTGGTGCGAGATCGTCGACGACGCGGACAACGAGACGGTGCAGCGCGCGCTGTCGCAGATCCGGCTGAAGCATGTCACGCACCCGCCCACCTTCCCGGAGTTCGATGCGATTTTCGCGAAGGCGAAAGCGCCGTCGCCGGGACAGAGCGGTCCGTCGATGCAGGAGCGCTTGTGTGATTTCGTCCTGAAGCATCGCACGCTCACCCGCACGCAGTTGCGCCTGCCTTGGACGTACATCGGCCGCCAGTTCGATGCGCCAGATCTCACCGGGAAAATGCGCCACAACCACGGCGTCGAGATCACCGGCGTCATCGTGCCAGCAGACGGCGATCAGCCTGGCTACCGCGTAATGGTGGCCGACATGCAGATGGAGGCCGCGGCATGAACGGGAGGGGAAAAGAGGGTTTCCCGACGGCAAGCAACGGCAAGGTTTTACCAGTGCAGACGTTTGCAGATTTGTTGATCCATCAACCCACAGGAGTATCCATGAAGATCAAAGTCCCCTTCATCGTCCGCCAGGGCGATGTGCTGCTGGAGATGATCGACCGCGCCGAGCTCGGCGACGCACTGCCGCGCGACGTGGGCCGCATCGTACTGGCCTACGGCGAAGTGACCGGCCACGCGCACGCGATCCACGAGGACAGTGCGACGCTGTTTCGCGGCCGCTCCGCTAACACCGACGTGTTCCTGCAGGTGCTCGCGCCCGTGAGTCTGCGCCACGAGGAGCACAGCAAGATCGAGCTGCCGCCCGGGCTCTATCGCGTGCGCCGGCAGCGCGAATGGAGCGACGACAACGAGCCCATCCAGGTTGCGGATTGAGGTGCGCGCCATGAAGGCCAACAAGAAAACAATCAGCTCGAGCCCCGTCACGCGCGTCGATGCGCTCACCGATGCGCAGCGTGCGATGTTCGACGCTCACGCGGACAAGTGGATTTCAGTCGGGCTCCGCACGGGCCCGGCCGACCGCAAGACGTTCGAGGTCGCGGCGCGCAAGTGCTACGAACACGCGAAGATCCCCTGGCCAGGGCGCGTGGTGTGGGTTTCATCGCCACTCGTCATTGCGCTTGCAGCGCCGGTTGCGGCGCTGCTGATCCAACTGCGCAAACGCGTCGCGGTTCGCGTCGCGGTTGGCGACGCGGTTGGCGACGCGGTTGGCGGCGCGGTTCGCGACGCGGTTGACGTCGCGGTTCGCGGCGCGGTTGGCGGCGCGGTTGACGGCGCGGTTCGCGGCGCGGTTGGCGGCGCGGTTGGCGTCGCGGTTGG